TGAACTACCGATATTATACTTTGTACATAGTTCCCATAATGATTTGTCTTTATGAGGAATAACTTTAATTTGGCGTAGTGGAGCTTTATTTACGGCTTGTTCAGAATTTACCATCTCGACTAAACCCCAGTCACTCAACAATGTTGTAATTGTATTACGACGCTCAACGTCATTCTCAAGTAAGTTAGATGGCTTACCGTCTAATAAGAACAACTCTTTAAAGTGCACTATAAAGTATCTACCCTGCTTGTGCAAGATATGACAGCTTTGATATAGCTTGTTGTCTTTACGTGATGCCACGCCGATACGAGTTAATGTTTCTTTAATCTTTAGAAAGTCATCAGGCTCATTGAGAATAACTTCCAGCATGTCAGCTGGCGTCCATGTTTGTACTTGATTATTGTTTTCCACCTTTCATCATCCTTTTATTCAATTCAGTTAGTTGTTCATTAGTAAATAATGATAATACAGATTTAGCTTTTTCATTGCTATAGCCATAATATGCTTTTACTACATCAAGATCAGATAACTCTGTTGGTTTAAGCCATTTAGAGAATCTTCTTTTCTTCTTAACTATATTTATAAAGAAATCAAATTGAAGGCGGTTGTCAATATGATGATTAATGTTCATCTCATTGGCATACAATACCGTATCCGGAAAGTACGATAAACTTCTGTTGACCATGTAAGGTGTATATTTTGATTCTGCAATGTCATCTACCATTATATCTTTCTTAGTAGTATTAATTGCATTTACATATTCGAATGGGTTCATTTAAACTGAACCCCAGCCATAATCTCAGTAAGACAAGCTACAACATTGAGTTCATGATCTGCCACGAATGCATTCTTGTACTGATAGTCTGCAAGTATAAGAACAACTTGAGGTATCGATTGAGGATCGATATAGTCACCCATGTTATCATATATTTGACGGAATAGAGCAGCTGGTTCTACATCGATGTTATTAACTACCCATTGACGCATACCTTTGAAGTTCTTTTCCTTAAGAGACTTCATAAGAGTTGAAACATTTACTTCTGATAACGATACTAAGATGCCTGAATCGATTACACCTGAAGCCGAATAACGTTGTAGTTCATTAAGAACACGACGCCAATCAGGACAATACTTCATAATGATTTCAGCAACTACCTTTTTGTCATAGGTAATATGTTCATCTTCCAATATATCACCAACCCTATGTAGAAATTGACCGCATAAAGCTGCTGAATCTTTCTTAGATACATTAAATTCGATTGGTGTACAACGAGAATGTAGTGGTTCAATAATACGATTCTTGAAGTTACATGTTAGGATAAACCGGCAATTCGACGAGAACTCTTCAATGAATCCACGAAGCGCTGGTTGTGTTGATTGTGCATTAAGATAATCAGCCTCATCCAAGATGACTACTTTGTAGCCACCCTGAAGAGAAACTGTAGAAGCGAATTTCTTTATCTTGCCGCGTAGTGTATCGATGTTGCCTTCTTCCGATCCATTGATTAGAATATAATCGAGATCGAGTTCTTTACATAACGCCTTAGCGACGGTAGTCTTACCAAGACCGGCTGTGCCGGTAAGAAGCATATTGTGTAGGTCACCTCCTTTAACAATATCTTCAAAAGTTTTTTTAATAGTACGAGGTAAGACTATGTCACTAATTCGTTGTGGTCGATGCTTTTCTACCCATAGAAATTCATTAGACATTAAAGTACCTCCCAACCAAGAACTGTTGAAACACGAAACGATCGCCATGCATCTTTATCAAGTGACCATACAGCCAGATGTTCAGATTCAGGGCTGATCGATTCAACAATGGAAGTAACACCATTGGCTTCAAGAACAGCAGGGTTGAGAGTACAAGGCATGACTCGTATTTCATCTGAGTCAATCTTTTGAAAGGTTACTGTAACAGTACCTTGTTTAAGCGCTTCAATCAAACGCGCATTTTCATTGCGATCCATAATGTATATCCTTCATAATAAAAAAGTTGGGGGCTGTGGACCCCCGTAGTTTAAGCTTCTTCTACTTCTTCGACTTCTACTTCTGATCCGTCTTCAGCTACAGCTGATGGCTCAGTGCCTTCAGTTTCAGCTTGATGAGCTTGAACGAAAGCTTCAAAGCGATTACGTACTGCACCTACCGCTTCTAGTTCAGGGCCTTCAAAGGCACCACGTTTTGTAGTAATATCGATAATTTGTACTACGGCGGCGATATCAGCAAGACCTAATTGAACCTGTGCGGCTTCAGTTGGGGCTTCTGTTGTGTTTACTTCTTCTGACATGTTGTTCTCCTATTGAGAGTTATAGTTACTATTTTTTTCCAAAGCGATGTAATATCTTACAGGCTTGGTTGTGTTTTTCCATTCGGAAATAAGTTTAGATGAGAAGTTAACTTCATAGTCTCCATCTACCAGCTTCAAGTTGTTGATATTGATTACGAAGTCGAACTGACCTTCTTTGTAACCAGCATCATTTGCAAGCTGTATATTATATATATTCGCTGAGTTGTCCTTTGAGTCAAATACTTTAATATTTACACCATCATCAGTAGCCGAGATAGACATTTCACTATGACCTAAAGCTGATGCAGCCTTACGGATTTGCGACAAGATATCATCGGTAAACGATACCGTAACTTCACAATCAGGCATGGTAATGTCTTTTTGTGGCGTCGTTAAAATGCTAGAATCGGAAAAGAAATACTTAACCTTTGAGTTACCACCAACAACATCGACATGATTATCACCGAAGTTGAGTTGTGGATCATTCACTAGATTCACTACTGATAAAAATTCATTAAGATCGTAGATGCCCATTTCTGTAGGGAAGTCTTCTGCAATCTCAGCCACTGCAAGAATGTTCTTGGCTTCTGAAATTGTTTTAACTTCTTGACCAGGCTTTAACACAACATTAGGATTAATGCTTGAAAAGTTCCTGAGTACAGATAGAGTATCATTTGAAATACTTACTGTCATACTGTTTCTCCTGTTTAAGATTATATATTATAACATAGTTTTGCGTAAATGTACACAGTTGATTTTATAAGAATTCTGTGGGCATTTGGCGATAACTGTCATTATCTCTAGTACCTGTTTTGGGTTGGCCGTAATGAGAATTTAAGCGGTCAGTAGCTCGAGCATCCAAATATGGATCCATATCCACATCAGGTTCTATTGATTTAAGTACTCGCTTATCGATCTCTTGGTCGTGGACACTTAAAGCAATAACGGCATAATGCAAGACCTTTAATAGATCTGCACGATTCTTGCCACCCTTCTTACCGTAGCGCTGAACATACTTAAGTACATTACCTAAGGCAAAGCCTTCTCCATGACCACAATCAATAATGAACTCCGTAGATTGGAATTTGTTCTTCGAATAGTGCTCCGAATATGTTGATTGAATATAAGCAGTTAAATCTGCGAGTAGCTGACCTTCGTTAAACTTATATTTGTTTACATCAAATTGTGTATCTTGTTTCATTATATTATCCTATGTGTTATGTTTAATTAGTAGCTATGAGTTGTTTGTCGCATCGGGTCATGCGTATCAAGTGGCTCGATAACAACTCCAGAATCTACTTTAGTGTAGAGATCTAGAAATGCTTCCTTCGTATCGTCATCAAAGCGTGAGATACAAAGATCAATAGCCTTTGCTTTATCCTGAAAGACAATAAAGGCTTGCATGATGTGACACAAACGACGTGTTGAAATTACTTCGTCAATACCATCATCATAGAATGTTTTACGAATGATATCAGCCCAATTGACTAGATTCTCGATAAAGCTTATATCGTCATTAGACATGCTGTTTTTATTGAACTTTTCGAAATGACGAGCCAAGATTTTCTCTTCAATAGATTTTGAAGGAAACTTCTGATCAATAGAGACATTGAAACGCTCAAGGAAAGCATCATCAATAATCGAAGCAGCAGTAAAGCGACCGTCTTCTGAACCTTTACCTTTCGTGTTTGCTGTAGCAATAACATTGAAGCCTGGTGCAGGTTTGATAATATCACCAGTTTTCTTTACTAGAACTGGCTTACCTTCAAGAATACCTTGAAGACACATAATCTTATTAGTAGCACGATCG